TACAGGCGTTTAGGTAGACACAGTCCCACCCTGTTGTGCTATGGTAGTGTGACAGGGTGAACATACAACTTTGAGGTAGAACATTCAGATGGGCGGTAAAGCATCCAGGAACAAGGGTAGTGCAGCAGAACGAAGTCTTCGCGACTTTTTTCAAGCACATCTAGGACTCTACCTTCAAAAGAACGGTAGTCAATCGAACCTAGGTGGCTATGACTGCACTCTTATGGATGTACCCAATGGGAGACTAATGGTTCCTTTTGCTTTGGAATTTAAGCACCATAAAACGCCCATCACTCAAGCGTGGTGGAAACAAGCTGTTCAACAAGCAGAAGCCACCAAACTAATCCCTGTTCTATTTCATCGTGGTGATAACCAACCTTGGAGTACAGTAATCCCGTCTTACCTTCTCACTGGTAAAAAACTCACAGAAGATGCCCTTGATTGGAATCATCTAGTCACTCTCAAGTCCTGTGATCGTCCCTATGGACAAGTTTGTTCTTTACTGTTTATTGAAATATGTAAGCAGAACTTGATTGCATACCCAGATTATTCCTTGTCAATACCCACGACTAAAGTCGCATAGTTTACTAAGGAGGAAATATGCATAGAGCACAAATGACCGACACGGAATTAGAACAGTATTATATGTATGGAAAATTGAAATCTCCAACTAATACTACTCCCATTCATCCAAAACACATGACAGATAATGAACTTGCTGAAGCCCTTCAATGGGTAAGCCCGTTCGGAGAGCTTGCAGAGTTAACGCCATTTGAAGAGCAAGTAATCAAGGAAAATGACCTTCGAGCTAAAATTTTCAACTCTCAGTTTACGAAAAAGGAGACTAACTAATATGTACGCAACTGACACTCAAGACTCTAACGTAATCCAAGGTAAGTTTACCGCTGAGCAATATGCTGAAATGGAAGCGATTGCAGATGACATCCCCAAGGCGAATCTTAAGTACGCTAATATGCCCATCACGTTAACGGCTCACGGGATTATGCAAGAATTTCGTGAGGGGGATATTACTCCTGCGGAATATGCTAAACGCGCCCTTCAAATTTCTCGTATTGGTGCCCACGAACTCGAAACCCTAGACGTGTTTAAGTTTATTGACGATTGGGCTGTTGAAATGATTGATGGTAACGGCGAAGTCAAACTGGATCGCGACGGCGAGCCTAAACTTAAAAAACTTAACGCCGACGTAGTGTATAAAGTAATTCTCAAAAAACAAAAAGGAGGAACCGCGACTATCGAAACTGCAACTCAAGTTCAACTCGATTGGAATTTGTAAACTCTTAATTTAATCTTGTTGATTAATAAATGTCACTCCTTCATTTGGGGGTGGCATTTATCATTTTTTCCGCCACAAAAGATTGAGGAAGGATTATTAAAACGGTTTTATCCGGTTGACTCGGTAATGGTGTCTAAGTTATCCAATACATCGCCATTTACTAAAGAATATATACCATCATCAAGTTAACTTAGAATTATTACTGTGAATTAGAGGATGACCAAATGCTAGAATTTCTACCAACGAAAGATATTGTATTCGCTGTGCTAGAGGTATTTCTACCTACAATTATTACACTTCTGGCATTTCTAAAGGTTCAAAAAGATGAAGTAATTGCTGATCTTAATGAAGCTAAGAAGCGCATGGCTGAAGCTCTAGAACTTTTAGAAGATTGTATAGAGTTGACCCTTGAAGCTCTTAGTCCTGAATCTGCTGACGGACGAGTATTGACCGATGAGGAAAAAGCTGAGTCTCTAGCTGTCGCGGCTAAAGCTCTTGCATCTCTCAAAGAAGTCAAACATAGCCTTATTAAGGTGATACCGTTCAAAAACTAATTGGGTATACTAAATATAATTTCCTCTTGATGGTTTGCCGCTGGATCTTCCTCCTTCCAGCGGTTTTTTAATCTCGAGGACTAAACCATTAGTGAGAGAAAAATATGAAACGTTTTATTTTCAGTCTGTTGGCTAGCGCTGCTGTTTTTTCAATCGGAGCCGCCCATGCTCAATCCTATGAATCATTGCCGCAGTCTGAGAATTGTCCTGTGGTAATTAATCGTGTCTGCCACGGTACTATGCCCAATGGTTCTCCTATCTTGTACGCTATCCCCACAGGATATGATGGTCAGTTCGTTCTGATGGTGCATAGGGTAGGGCAAGGGTATTTGATCGTTATGTATGACGCTATTGAAGATCAAGTTTCAGCCTATATGTATGTAGATGAAAATGCTGTTTTGATGGCTAATCTTAATGGGCGTTCCGCCTATGGGGGCGATATCAATAGGTTGTCCGAGGTTAGTGAAGAAGTGGTTGATATGTTGATTGCAATTAAGTCATACTATCACCTTTAGATCAAAGAGTGCCAAGCAACCGAATAGCTATTAAATACCAAGGGTACTGTAATATCCAAGTACGATCAGTTAATGAGTAATTACCCTACGCTAATACTATCCCCCAGTTGGAACGCCACGGAATCGTATTCGCCGGACTCTGTTAACGAAAGTGTCTTAGGTGATGGATATACAGTGAATTCTGCTGCTTCTATCCACCCTAATGCGGTGGAGTGGAATATTTCTCGTATAGGACTTCGACAAGATGAGGTTGATGAGATTGTTGATTTCCTCACTCTCTTAGGTGGCGTCGGGGCATTTCTTTGGTCGCCTCACCCAGATATTGCTAAACGGTTATTCTTCTGCGAGAAGTGGAATATTGAGTTTTTAGGTATAGACGCATATTCGTTTTCAGCAACTTTTATTGAAGATGTTAGAGGTGAATGCGCTTCGTTTGGCGCTTTAATTGACACTAATTTGATTATCAGTCAACTTGATCAAGCGTCATCATTTTTGACTAACTTTACAAGTAATAGTGGAACTTATTTGGTCAACTCAAATAATAATCTCGTTGTTAGATCTCTTCACACACATTTAGAGCAGATTCCTTCGGATTCAGGGACGCTTTATGATCAATTATCACTAGCTTTATCTTGTCTAAATGCTTATGCTACAACGGAAAATCCGGTATGGTTGACTCGCGCTACTAATTACGCCAACGCTATCGTAAATAACTATTACAATTCTAGTTCCGCTGGTACACTTTATCTCCCTCATTGGTTATATGACATAAAGACCAATAATAGAAGAGAGGACATTTATTATACTTTAAGAACATTAAACACAGGAGAGGTAAATACCCCCCTTGGTTGGATGCATATGCTATGGGAGTTATATGACAGACTTTATACAATAACAAATAATACCCAATGGCAAACTTTAGCGGACAGAACTGAAGCTGATACTATTACTGCCGCTACATTTACTACGCAAAATTTTATATATAGGAAACATCCTGGCCTACCATTAGAATATCCCGGAACTGAAATTATTGGCTCGGCTACTAGAATAACTACTGGTGTTTTGGTAAACTTTGTTAATGTAACAGGATCTTCAATATTAGCTGTACAAAACGTTGATTTTCAACTTTCAATTTCTCCTTCTACTACATTCATTGTAGAAGCGAGTGCAAATACTAATAATAGAATAATAGAGTTTTTCGTTTCGACTTCATCAGATGATATTAGTGAAAATTTAATATATCGACAGTTTTGGCGGCTAGGAAGTGCTACTACTATAAATTCTAGAACGATCGCGTCGTATGAATTATTCCGATGGGAAAATGTTTCTTGGTATTATGGGGTAGGTTTAATTAGTGGAACTGCTAATTATGAAGAAGCGCTTATAACGTATAATCTAAACTCTTTTAATAACGTCGTTTTAAGATTAGATAGTGCCGCTCAATTAAATATAAATTTTCCTAGTAAAACTCCTTTCAAAATATTTTGTAAGATAACAGGGAATAATACTCTTTTAAGACTTAGAGATGGATCAGGTTTCTATTGGGATTACCCATTAGCTATAACTGATTGGGCTTTAATTACACCATCATGGAGTCAATTTACATGGAGTTCTATTAATAACGTCACTCAATCCGGTAGATCGCCTAATTCGTCTTCTAACATTCAGGAATTACGGATAATAACATCTAATCCTACTTATATTTGGTGGATTGGACTCAATGCTCCTCAACCAATGTCTAATCCGTCTGTAGTCTTTAGAGCAGGAGTTAGAGATAGATCTACAGGGACACGCAATCTTTATGTTGGCGACGTTTACCCTGCTAATTCAAGCTCCTTGCCTTATACTCCAGGTGTAATACCGTTTGCTAGAAACATAGTATCCGGGGTTGCAGGTGGTTTAACTGGACTTCCCTATGCCGCCTATCAGAATCCTATTGGGTGGGTGGAGTGGAATCGTCCTGAATACCTAGCTAATACACTTCGTTTTCTTAAAGACTCACAAGCGGCTTATTCTACTTCTATTGGTGATAATGGCCCTTTTACTCCGGTTTATACGTGGCAAGACAAAGATAACCAATCCTTTGGTGGCACATTAAACAATTTCGGGTTTAATGGATTCGATAATTTTGAAACAAGTGGATATTATCAAGCTCAGATTGGTGCATGGTTAGCAAAAGCTTGGTACGAGAATCAATCCAATAATGACTTAAGAATGCTTGCAATGAGTTGGTTGAATTGGCTTGATCAAGTTTTTGCTACACGAGAAGCTAATCTACCCCCTAATTCGTTTCCGAGCAATAGTATAGCGGTAGCTGGTAATAATCCTGGCGTTCAAGCTTTAATCGGAGAGGCGGCATTATGGTGCAATTTATCGGGAGGAAATCCAGCGACCACATTTAGATGGATATACAGATCTATAACTTACCTTAATAATCAATTTGTTGGTGCAGGTAATCCTATGTCAGGGTCGTGGGCTAAAGACCAACCTGTATTCAATACGACGTTAAAACAGTATTATTCAGCTTGGCATGGGCAATGTATTACCTTCTTATCACTACTAGAACAACATAAAACAGAAATAACTTACCCGGCCTGTTCTGAGCCTCTTGTTACGATAGTTTCAGAACCTATACCAGATATATGTTGTGGTTCTCAAGTGGCTAATATTTGTGGTATAGGTGTTACTTTTGGAGAATCTATTTTTGAATCTTCAGGTATAAATAATGAATGTAGACTTGACGTTCACTTGAGACAAGAATGCTCTACGGCAATACTACTTTTTGCAATTAGCGGTAATGATTATTTAGGTATTGATTCTTCAGGTACTCTATTGGTTTAATTATGGTAGCTATTTCTTTTACTCGAAGTACAGGAAATCCTGTAAACCCTCCGGTTTACGACCCTCGCGAAAATCTAGGTATTAGTTTCCATTACAATAGCGGTTCTGACACCATCTGGTTAGGCTTAGCCAAATCAGGAATTTCTAGGTGGGGCCAGCTATCAACATTATATATTGCGAGTAGTACAGGCGGGTCTAACGTCTATACAGTTAATCCCCCTGTTGTAACAACATCTAATTTACCTCCTGATTTTAGTCCGCAGTTTATACCATCGGAAGGACGTATTCATTTCCACATTAGCTACTTAGCCGATTCAAATTATCACATGTATGTAGGCACAGCAAAATCTCCAGGATTATGGGCAATTTATGACATTTTATCCACCATTTGATTTTTATTGCTCAATTTACAAAGATGAAATATTCCTAGTTAGATTAGCTTATCAAGTTAACCGATTTTTCCCCGAATCAAAGTTAATTGTTATAGCTGATGGCCCTTTTCATAAATTTAGTGTTGCCGCCGCTAAAAACTTCAATCAAAATCTCATATTAATTGAAGGAGAGCGATTAAAGCATAAACCTACAGGAGGCTGTGAATTTACTCAACGAAATCTAGAAGTCGTGTTAACAAAATCCAACGCGAGTACCATAATAAAATTAGATACCGATACTTATATTAATCATACGTTTAGATTTATTGACGCTCCTTGGTTTGGTCATGTCTATCATACCTCGCTACCATTTATGGGGGAAACATTTGATTTTATTGCTGGGGGCGCGATGGGTTTTAGCCGTCAAGCTATTACAGCTATTGTTGAATCAAAAGAATTACTGAATAAAAAATTTGATAACCGTGGTGGATTTTATGATCGCTACAAAAACTACAAAAAGTTCGCTGACCCAATGGGCGAGTCTGATTTAATTCGTAGAGAAGATTGGGTATTAGGAATGGTGTGTAAAAAATTGAGTATTAAAGCAACACCGTGGTCTGAAGTATATTGCGTTCAAGATGAAGAGGTGTTTGATAACAGTTATTCGATAGTTCACCCTGTTCGGACTCGTTGGTAGTCGCCATCAAAAGAATAACAGTAGCGATATAGACACTAAACTTTCTATAATGATTTAACTTTATTATGGCCACTGTTTATCCTGAAATCGACCTGGTTTCATTCTTTGGCGATAGTGTCGAATACGACTGTCGTTCAGGTCGTGTTGAGCAAAATCGTGGTGGAGTCATAGATAGAAAGCGTATTCACTTCATAAATGCGACTAAACGAACCTACACTATCAACGCCACGCTTAAAGATAGAGACGATCTACAGACGTTTCTAGAACAAAATCGGGGAAAACCTTTTGTATTCAGGTTTGATGGGAGTAATAAACCCGGTTTATTTGTAGATAAAGGGTGGTCTTGGGATTGGGTTGTTTATGTTTCAGGGGGCGGAGTATGGAAGCTATCTCTGAAACTAGAAGAAGTTTTTCGCCCTGGTTGGGTTCCTATTTCAACAGGTTCAGGATCGTTAACCTTAAGTATTTTAACTATCACAGGAGTAGGTAATGTCATAATAGGTAGTCCTATTGGTTCTAGCAATTTTATACTTGAACCTGTTTCAATTGGGGGAGCTGGTATTGTTAACCGTCAAGTAATGGGTTTAGGAGAACTTCAATTAGACTCATTCAAAACTACAGGTAATGGTTCACTAACTTTATTAGGAAGTGGCGGGTTAGAAAACAACCCAGTTGTGATGACTGGATCGGGAACTTCTGGCCCACCTTTTGTCGGATCTGGTTCCCTTTCTCTAAATCCTGTTGAATTAACTGCTAATGGGAATTTGATAATTTCTGGACAAGGAGACTTGATAGTACCAGAAAATACATTATCAGGGGTAGGAAATATAACATATACAGGATCTAGTACGCTAACTATAGAACCTGTAGTAGTGACAGGAACAGGAACTATATCTACTGAACGTGCAACAGCTTCCGGTGATATTCGTATTACCGCTACAGGCGATACTCGTATAACATCTTAATCGGATAGCTATTAACAACGACGGTATTAGCGTAAAGAGGATAGCCTTAAAGGTAAACCTAACAGAAGAATTATGACGATCACTATTTCAGATACCACCTTACGCAACACCATAGGCGATGCTATAATTAGCCGCCTGAACGCAGGATCTACTAATGCCACTGCTAGGCTTATCTTTCGTAACTCTAGCAATACAACATTGACTACAAATAATTTCAGCAATCCTCCAGCAGGGTCATTCTCTTCTGGTAGCGTAACGTTTTCATCTATTGCTAACTCAACCATAGCAACATCAGGAACCGCCGCTAATTTTATTGCTACCAATAGAGATAACGCTACAATTTTTTCAGGCAGCGTGACTAATACAGGTGGTGGTGGGGATATCACATTTAATACAACGACATGGACATCAGGTGATACTTGTGCGGTTAGTTCCTTAACAATGACGGTGTAATAATGGATCCTCTAGATTTAGTTGAAATCAAAGTTCAGGGTGAAGGGCTTATTATTCCTGCTGAGAAAGAAGAATCCGTTGAAGAAAAGGAATAACTGATGCCTAGCGTAAAAATTCATGACCTTACCGCTGCATCAGCCGTCACTGATTCGATGCAGTTTGAAGTAGATACAGCAGGGACTACTTCCGAGAAAGTGACAGGGGTGCAAGTAAAAACCTATGTCGATACCGCAAACATAAATACCATCACTTATGGCGCTACGGTTAACTTAGACATGGCTGCTTTGATCGGTGTTTTTAGAACCATTTCTCTTACAGGAAATCTTACGTTTACTACAAGCAATAGGGCAACGGGACAAAGTGTTACACTAAGATTGATCGCTGATGCGTCTACAAGAACATTAACGTTCCCTGCTGGTTGGAAGTTCATGGGAACTAAACCTGCTAACATCGCCGCTAATAAAACTGGAATGTTGACTGTATTATTTTTTGGAACGGCTGATACTGACGCAGTAGCCGCTTGGGGAGTTGAACCTTGAGTACTGCTTTTACGTTTAGGGATGTGGGGTTCTTGGGAGGTCGTGCTTCTATTAACCCTGAAATCCTCTGGCTAGAGGCCGATTTTGGCGTAACCCAATCTGGGGGTTCTGTATCGGCCTGGGCAGATCGTAGCGCCAATGGTTACAGCTTCACTCAGAGCACCGCTGGTAGTCGGCCTACCCTGGTCACGAACGCTATCAACGGCAATCCGGTGCTTCGTTTTGATGGCGGGGATTGGCTAAGCATGGCTACAACCCTGCTCAATACCAGTGGGTCTACGGCCAATATTTATGTAGTTTCAGATAATAGAATTAATAATCGTGGAGGTTTAATTCATACTCGTTTGTCTATTGATGGTTGGTCTTTCATCTACAATACAGCGACAACAATTATTTATTATCATACCGGGTTTTTGCCTTCACCGACCCGTAGTATAACTGATAAATATAATCTCCTAGAGGTACAACGCAATGGTTTATCAGTAGCGATGGGAGATAGCGGGTCATTAGGCTCCCCCCAAGTTTATACCGGATTTACACCAGAGTCAGATGGGACTTGGATTGGAGGGGGAGGGGTCGAAAGCAATCTTAATGGTGATATCGCCGCTATCGTCATTGCCACCAGTAATCGGGCAGGCATCCTTGCTTACCTGCAAGGCAAGTATGGAGTCTAAATGGGATATTTAAGACTACTTCTATCACTAATAATTCTATTTGTCCATACAACCTTACCTCAGGGTCATGCAGTCGCAAGTAATGCGGTGTTTATATTTTTTATATTGAGTGGTTACGGTTGTACCGCTGCAATGAATACTAAATACAAAGATAAACCATTTACATTTCTTCTCAATCGTTATCTAAGACTCTGGCCCAGTTACTTAATAGTATTTGCATTATCTTCGTTAGCATGGTCTATAACAGGGGATTTATATAATATAGGTATACCCATTGGTTTAGATTGGTTGGGTCAACTATCTATGCTATGGATGCCAGATTTACGTTTAGTTCCGACCGCTTGGGTAATTCCTTATTTATTCCTAGGTTATCTAGCTATAGCTTTAGGAGCAACTAAGAACCTTAATAGAACTTTATTTTGGTTATTTTTTGGCACCACTTGGATGCAGCATGACGTACTAATTTTGTATGGTGCTCCCTATGCAGGTAGTTTATCAGTTTATGTTTTTTCAATAGCAGTCGGTTCGGCTGTTTATTGGTTAAATCCGAGTATTCCCAATCTATCGAAATGGGCTACTGATATATCATTTCCTGTATTTTTAATTCACTACTTAGTATTATCCATAGGGATAAAAATAGGTATCCAACACGGGTTAATTCTATTTTTGCTGACAACCACTGTAACACTTATATTGTCACAGATTCTAGTAACTTTTGTTGAGCGACCCATTACTCAATATCGAAAATCAATAGCCATACACCACTAATTCACAACCGCTAAAAGACTACCCTAATAAAAGAAAAATATTTTTGAAATCTTATGACTACAGTTCTTGTAAGCACTATTGCAGGTGATAACACTCCCTGTACTCAAATCGCTACTGACTCTGGGGCTGGTAGTGCGGATAACGTATCAGGTCGTATTCTCACGCTTCACCGCCATGATGCTATATATAAAGAAGCTTGGGATGAACTATACGCCAATAATTTTGTTAAAAACTATCTGGTTACATCTATTAGTACCAGTGGGGACAACACCGTTATCGCCGCCCCAGGAGCCGGAAATCGTATCTCTATCGCTTGGTTCCATCTAGATAATCAATCGGCTACGGAAGTGACCGTTATCCTCGAAAGCGACACTACCGCACGTTTCCGATGTGTCCTTTCCCCCAAGGGTTCAGCAGGCTCTTTTAGAGAGATGGTACTACCTGCCCACATGCCGCTAGATATGATTGCGAATCAGGCATTAGTTGTAAATCTATCTGCGGCTGTATCGGTGGGTGTTAGTGTTGCCTATCATGTTCGGAATTAGAAAATAAAAGTGTGAAGTAGCTGATAGCTATTCGCAGTCAGTTTAGACTCCTCTAAATCTTATCTTATAGGTAGTTGGTTTATCAGCTATTTATAATTTTATGTTTATCACAATCCGTCTTAAAGGAGCTTTAGGTCGCCGTTTTGGTACGGTTCATAAATGCATTGCCTCAAGCGTAGCTCAAGCAATTAGATATTTGGAAGTAAATTTCAGTAGCTTCAGAGAATGGGTGTTAGAGGCAGGCAATCGTGGAATTGTATTCAATGTAAAAACTAATAGCTATCAATTAGGTGAAGATGAACTTACAGATCCCGTCCCAGAGGATGCCACCATAATTTTAGTTCCTTTATTTGCTGCTGCTGGCGGCGGTAGTGGAAACCTTATTAAAATCATTCTCGGAGTAGGGCTTATAGCCGCTGGCATCATGGGCGTAGGATTCCTCGGACTGGCCCCTCTCCAGATGATTATCGCGGGGAGTTTGCTTCTTATCAGTGGAATCATGGGCCGGAAAACGCCAAAAGCTGAAGGTGAAGACCAAAAATCATTCGTATTCTCCGGGCAGACTAACACATCACAGGTAGGTGATCGTGTCCCGGTTGTCTATGGCGTCATTATCGTTGGGAGTATCGTTTTATCCGCCGCTGTTCGTTCCTATATTGTAGCTTAAAATGTCTACTAAAAAGAAGAAAAGACGCAAAATAAATGGAACAGATCCGCTAGCTCTTATCTACGGATCTGGCGGTGGATGCTGTTCAGCGGATACTCAACTCTGGACACCGAATGGATTAAAACCAATCATAGACTTCCAACCAGGTGATGAGATTCTATGCTTTAGTTCCGATGAAGAAATTCTAGTTTCTACAGTAGAAGATACCTTCATCCACCATGATTACGAAGTCTTCACTTATAAATTCTGGGGCGGCGAGATTGTAGCAACGCCTAACCATGCGTTCTACAACGAACGTGGAGCATTTAGTGAGATTGGTACATGGCACATTGATGATTTCTTCATTGATAATAATTTCGACTACCGCCCTTTACTAGAAGTTGCACCTCACCCTCGCATTGACGTTTACAACCTAACCGTAAAAGGTCATCATACCTATATCATTGGTGAGTGTGGGATTCTATCAAGTAATGGTGGTGGCCGTAAGAAGCCTAAGACTCAAGAAGACACTGCTAAATCAAAAAGTAGAGCAACCGTTGTCGAACTTTTAAGTGAAGGGCCAATTGAAGGACTCATTAATGGCGATCAAGGTATCTTTTTTGATAAAACCCCATACGGTAATGCTGACAATACTAAAAACTTCGAGGGCGTAACTTACACATTTGTTAATGGCACTCAGAATCAAGCGGTATTGCCGTCTACTCTACAAGAAGGACTTACTTCAGAAACCAGTGTCGGTGTAGAAGTTCAACAGGCGCTTCCGGTTACAAGGACATTTATTAACTCTCAAGTTGATTTGGTTAGAGTACGCCTAGGATTTCAGTTAACTCGATATGAAGATAACGGAAGTGTCCTTGGAACAGATATGCACTTTCAGATATTTATTAAATCTGGTGCAGCAGGGGCATTTAACCTTGTCTATGACGAGAATAAACGTAATCAAAAATTTTCAAGTTTAACCGAATTTGAATATCAATTTCAACTTAATAACCAAGGAGGGTCTATTGATGAATTTACCATTCGAGTTATTAAAATCACTCCTGATTCTGAAGATTCTAAAATTGTTTCAGTTCTAAAGTTTCAGAGTTACACGGAAATCATTAATAATGCAAAAATTAACTACGCCAACTCTGCGGTTATTGATCTCCAGTTTCTAGCAGAACAGTTCGGTAGTGTTCCTCAAAGAGGATATAAAATTGGCGGCAGAACGGTCGCTATTCCAACTAATGCTACGGTGAACCCAACAGATAGAGGATTAGATTATACCGAAGCAGTATGGGACGGAACACTATATGAACCCACTATTGCTTGCGCTGATGTGGCATGGCAACTGTATGATTTGTTAACTAATGATCGTTACGGGTTAGGGCGGCAAATTAGTTCTTGTCAAGTATCGGCTTACGACTTGTATGCTATCAGTCGATATAACAATGAAATGATTCCAAGTGGGTTTGGAGAAATGGAACGACGATTTAGATGTTCTACCGTACTTCAAACAAAACAAAAAGCCCACGAATTTCTAGATGCGATGATGAGTAATTGTCGCGCTCATTATTTTTGGGATGGTTCATGTGTTCGCTTCTGGCAAGATCGCCCCACAGATGTCATTCGCCAATTTACTAATGCTGATGTTGAAAACGGTGAGTTCAAATATTCATCTACTGATATTCAAACTCGTAATTCTGTTGCTAACGTTACATGGAATGATCCTGAAGATTTTTATCGTACCACCGTAGAACCTGTTGAACTTCAAGAAGCTCAAGATAGATATGGTTATCGAGAGACAGAATTTACAGAATATGGATGCACGTCTAGGGGTCAAGCCTATCGTGCTGGACGATTTGCATTATTGAGTGGATTTTATAATACCGAAACTGTTAATTTCAAAAGTCGTCTCACAGGCATCTACGCCCGCCCAGGAGACGTTATAGCTGTCTCTGACTGGAAGAGGTCTACTAAACGCTACGGCGGCTTTATATCGTCTGCTACAGCTACTTCAGTTACTCTAGACGCTCCTGTAGATTTGCCAGCGGCTACGGGCTATTCAATTACCTGTACGATGCCTGATTTAACCATTCAGACTAAAGTAATCACTAATGGAATAGGCAGTCATAAAACGATTACTGTATCAACACCCTTTACGACAACACCGTTGCCTGAGGCTAACTGGATAATCGATGTGATCGCACCAAGGTTATATCGAGTCCAGGCAATGAAGGCCGATGCCAGTGATTCTAATCTTATTGAACTGATAGCAGGGACATATAACGAATCTATTTACGCTGCCACAGAAAATGGATGGGCGCTCGATCCAATTATTAGAGAAGAACTCGTTCCACCCGTGCCGCCTAAGCCTGAAAATGTTGTTATTAGCTTTACTACACTATCGGAAACTTCTTATGTCCTCAATATTAACTGGTCACGACCTGCACTAGGAGGTCAGTATATTATCGGATTCCAACTTCAATGGAAGAAAGAAGCTGGTGGAGTCTGGAACGATGTTATTACAACCAATGAAACTAGCTATTCCTTTACCTCTGTACCGCCCGGAACTTATTTTTCTAGAATTTCTGCGATGCTTATTAGTGGAGGTTCATCACAATGGACTGAAAGCTTTGGCGCTATAGCGGGTTCTGATGCTAATTTTTACTTTGACTTTACTCGCCCACAATCTATGTTGATTTAATTATGACTGCACTACAACATGTTCAAGAACTAGACCAATCGGCTGATGTGTTCCTGTATGAGTTGAAGGGGTTTCGTGTTTCTAATCCGAATGAAACTTTTCGCTTCACCAATTTTGCGGGTGTGGAATATAATGGTTTTTGGCATCCTCTAGCTTGCTCCCATAATGCTATTGAGATTACCTCTACAGGTACGCAACCTCGAATTGAGATGACAATTAGTGACGCCGCTAATACAATCGGATCTTTATTAAATGAAATTGATGCCATTGAAGGGGCAAAATTAAGAATTTTTCGGACAAAAGCTCGTTTTCTAGGGTCAGGTGCCACCCCTGATACTGTTAACGGGATTCTTCAACGTAGTGATATGGTCATAACTCGCGTAGTAAACTACATCCCCGGAGAAGCAATAGTTTGCGAAATGTCCTCACCTTTAGACTTTGGGGGAGGTGAGACAAGTGCCCCCTCGCGTTGTGCCCTAAACAAGTGTTCCTGGGTCTATCGCTCCGGTGTAGGTTGCACCTATACAGGGTCGGCAATGTTTAAGCTAGATAATACTCCAACATTAAATCCGGCTGAGGATAAATGTGCTAAAACCCTCTCTGCGTGTAAAGCTAGATTTGGTGAAGGAGCTGTACTTCCGTTCAGCGGTTTTCCAAGTATGTCAAGAAGATGATTTATCAACTTGCTATGTCATAACGATCTTCAATTAACGGCAACCCTTTGGGATTTTCAGCCTGATAGTAAAGATCCCAAAGATCGTATTCATCAAGCTCTGAAGCTTTTAATCTATTACCTCTTATCACGTTTTCTCTTTTTGGTAAAAGTCTTAAATTTTCTATGCTATTGGCTAAAACAACTTGACTTTCAGAAAATCCCCAGAACGAACAGGGTATGACATGATCGATTTCTAGCCCCTCAGGTACTCTAGGGAACTTTTCTTTCAACTTTTTCCAATAATCTTCCCCTAAAACTAAAGTAGAAGAAAAATATTTTTCTGCTACACCTGTTTTTAAATATTGGTTGATGCGACTTCTTATTAAAACTTTTGGTGAATTTGGTAGATCGCCGGAATTAATGTGTGCCCAATTTATTCTCGATTCTTTACCTGTTTCTAGATTTTTTATTGTAAATCTATTTTTATCACCTTTGTAAATGAAATTTTCTTCAATTATTTCATACCCTAAATCTTTAAGGTGTTCTTTTATATATTCTTCAGGTTTTACTAAACTCCTAATATCAGGTCTAGCACCTTTTTTCCATGATGCAAAACGAAACCTTACTTCATGACCTTTCAAAATAACGATGTGCTTCAAATAAAGAAAATCTGTTAAAAAATTAATAGGTCGTGATAATTGCCATCCCTCTTCACCTACTATTAAATTTACGTAGGATGTCTTGTCTACTACACTTCTTTCGCCTGGTTTTACTCCTGAGTTCCACATATCCCAAGTTGTTTTACACCAGACTCCTTTATAACGTTTTTTATTTCTTATAAAAAAGTATTCTTTTGCTTTTTGAAAAGTAAAATTATCTTCAACCTCCCACCCTTCGGCATTAATAACTTCTTTTATGTAATCCGTTTTGTCTACTAATGATATAAAACCAGGTCTAGCTCCTTTTACCCAGTCCTTAAACATAGTGGTGCATAAATACCCGTTAAAACGATCAGGATTCTTGATTAACAAATAATTTTTTCCTGAAACGTACTCATTTAGTAATTCCCAACCTTCTTGAGCCAACATTTCCTGGACAATTTCAGTTGTATATTTTTTAGGCATAAGTAATCTCCTGAGAAAAACAACATCCTGAGTGGTGATATAGGAGGGTGGCCTCAGGAACCGGACTGGGTAATTAAGCCAATCTTTTACCCTCCATGTATCCATTATACACCCTCAACAGTGAGTCATCAACTACCCAACTCGCACACTGCCCATACCTGCTACAGACTCACGAACGCGCCCTTTCACAGTTCCTACATGTCGAATATCCCCACTACCCGACACAGAAGCGTGATAATTACCGTGACAAATTCCTTGAGTAATTACATCACCTGAACCAGAGACTTGAACATTGGCCGATCGCATATCCCCAACTACTCGAACATTAGCGCTACCTGAGATAGAAACATTCAAGTCGCCATCATGAATACGAGCATCTAGATCGCCCGAACCTGATACTTGAGCTTGAATACTACCAGCGGTTAGTTCAACTTTGGTGTGACCTTGGCTGTTTATAAAGGCTTCTTCCAAGTAAACTTGCGATCGCAGTGACCCAGTACCGCTAATAGAGGCATCAAGACTAGCGGTGATGTGGCTAGGTACATAAACATTGATCTGAATAGGTGTGTAATCTTTACCTGATTCATCCAAGTCAATACGTTTACCGTTGACAAATACAGAGCCGCTACCACCTGACATGTAGATGTTGTTGCCGCTAATGACGGTTCCTGAAAAGTTGCCTGATACACCTTGAACAAAAGTAGTACCACCGCTCATACTGATGTTACCGATGGTTATATTACCGAAACTTGCTCCCTCATGTTTGATAGTTAGGGTTCCTGAACTGTACGAGACTTTCACTTTATCAGCATCATCCCCTTCTACATCAACGGTAATCGCGACATCGCTTGTTTCATTGATAACGACTTCACAGGTAGCATTAATATTGAGTTCAACATGCTGGCTAGGCTCATATTCGTATCGCATGGTAATCCTCCAAGAGTGATTGCTCAACTATTATAACATCCCTGAATAGCCGTTCACCTATATCTCAACACCCACGGCTATCTAAACTAAACTTATGACACCATCCTTCTTCGCCGACGACTTAAAATCACAAATCGCCGCCTACTGCAATCTCACACCTGACAAAGAATCGTGTGGGCTAATTCTCAATGACGGGACAGTACTCCTTAGCCCTAACACTATTGATGGTTCAGGACTCGCTGAATTTGACGAGAATGGTGAACTCCAAGAACTTACTCAAGAGACAGGGGCGCTTATTGATGTTGACCTTTATCTAGAGCATGAAGACAACATAGCCTGCTTCTGGCATAGTCATTGTTGTGAAATGGTCGATGGCTACCTATCATTTACCGATATAGATCAGTCCCGTTTTCACGGTATTCCCTACCTGCTATATCACACTAAGTTCGATACCTGGGACTACTTCGATCCGAACTACCATCATCCTTTTCCGTTACTTGAAAAGGCTACCTCTAAAACGAAGATTGACTACTACCTGAAATGGCCCTTCGTGTATGGAAGATCAGACTGTAGTAGTCTGTTAAAAGCATACCTAAAGAATATTGTAGGTCACGAGTTTCCCGATTACCCACGCCCTGCTGCAATGGATTGGTATAAAGATCCTAATTATGAAATGGCTTATCTAAAGCTCTTTCAAGATCCGGTTAACGGCTTTACTCAAATCAATACTGCTAATCCTAAAAAAGATGACGTGATCCTAATGAGATTCTTCGGATCACGCCAACCGTGTCATGTGGGCGTTATGGTTACTGATGAAACTTTCCTCCACTTGCTGCAACCTCAGCACCTCTCCGAAGTAGTACCCTTTGGTGGTGCATGGAAACGAGGATTACATAGCGTTTGGAGGGTTGCTGGATAGCCACTCCATGCCTGTCCCGATAATTTCGGCTGCTAGTTCTGCAACAATCGCATCACCATAACCTTCGATTCTCATCGTCCTCGCTTCTGGCGTGTTATCGAAGTCAATTTCCTCGATGGTGTATTTTGATGAGTCTTGCGATTTGTTTACCAGTGGGTAGACTATTTTCCTTTCAACTTCCTGTTCGCCAAGATCGCGGCCTTGTCGAATTCCTCCGGTAACGTCATCAACCATCGCGCCAAGGCTGGATTTAACGATCCTTTGTTTTCCGTCTCTGAAGGGTAGCCATTCAGTGTTTCCCCAGAATCCACGTTCCATCCTGCCATCTCTAAGGGAGATTCCACCAACATGCAATAATCCCGTAGTTTCTTCCCTACTGTGTTCCCACTTTCTCTCTTGATTCCCAGAGAAGACATCATCGCTTGCTTGGCTTGACCGCCACCCGTTATGTCCGATGCTTGAGGAGTTGGGTAAGGAGCTTTCACCATCATGACCATCATCTGTATATCTGAAATCACAACTCCCATTCGTGGGCCGTCCGATCTTGCGTTCGACTCCATCTTTCTCCGTAGAAAGTTTTCGGGTGTACTGTTTGCTGGTTGAGCTACTGGTGTGGGCCATGAACCATATTCGTTGCCTGAGATGCGGTGCGCCGATGCTACAAGCTGGCAGTACGATCTTCCCAAAGGTGTAGTCTTCTGTTTCCAAGTCATCTTGTACAAGGTCGAGCCAGCCTTTTCTAATCGCTGCTTCAACCTGTTCTCCAAAAATAACTGGAGGTCGGCACTCTTGGATGAATCTAAACCAATCAGGCCAGAGATGTCGAGGGTCGGATGTTCCGAGTTGTTTTCCTGCTCTTGAAAAGGACTGACAAGGACAACTTCCTGTCCATACGGGTCTACTGTCGTCCCATCCTGCAAGTCTGAGCGCGTAACTCCAGACTCCAATTCCTGCAAACCAATGACATTGGGTGTAGTGTCGAACATCTTCGGGGGATACCTCTTTGATACTTCTTTCATCTACGTCACCTGGGGCTATAACGTCTAACTTAATTAGTTGTCGCAACCATTCAGCCTTCTTCGGATTATTTTCGTTGTAATAAACAGACACTTAATACCTCATAGCTATTCAACTTAAACCGTGGCTTCTCAACTTTGATATTTACGCCTAATTTGGGTTAAGCTCCCTTCAAGATTAATTATCCTACAAATAACAACAGGTTTATCACCGCCTGTATTCAACAGCGCCTTACGAACATCACACATTTCCTCTTGGTGATAACAAAAATAAGTCATAATTGTTGCCCTGATTTGCTCATAATTCCAACAGGGGCGATTTTGAATCATCTGGAGAGCGTCATATACACCATCCAGCGTCCATGTCGGTACAGCAAAATAAACAATATTTCGATCTTTCTTTAACTTTAGATCTCGGTTCAGGTCTAGAAAATCTCTTAGATCCTGAATACTATCTATTTCAAAGTCGTACATGCTTTTCCTTAGCTATAATACTATGAGCTTTCAAATGAATTTCGTCGGTTAAAGATTGATAGATGACCTTAGCCCAATCGACTCGCTCCATAACTCTTTGGTGATTATCTCGGACTACTTTAGAATATTGATTTTCATCGAGATAGATGTAGTCTTTTAGAATTTGTTTCGCTTGGTCTATTGTGATAAAATCGCGCTTTTCTGCAATGACATGATGGATAGCAAGAGCGATAGACAGTTCCCGCTCAGTACGAGGTACTGCGTTAGAAACGTTATGGATGAAGTTGAGTAGGGTGTTAAACATTTACTTTTTCCTAAAGAATAATAAGGTCTTGATACGTCCCATCAGCATTCCTAACAGCGATTGACCCCCCATTAGCTTTTTGTTTAGTATACAAGACCATCAGTTGTAACCCTTTGCGGAATACATCGTTCTTGCTAATTGAGAGAGCTTCAGTGATTTCGTTCATAGCTTCATTATCAGTGTCAGAATAATGTACGGTTAATCGCGCCATTTATACCCCATCGTGTAGTTCTTGTGTTAGCATAGCGCTATCGAGGGTGAGTTGTCATCCCCTAGAGTGAAATTCGTTAAAGGAGTATGGATGTACTTATGGGTAAGGCGTTAGATTTGACTGGGTTAGTAGTTAACTCGCTAGAAGTAATTGAAAAAGCTGAAAAAGATAAAAATAGTAATTGGTTATGGTGGTGTAAATGTGAATGTGGTAAGAAGATTAAGGTACAATCTTCAGTGCTAAATAAAGGTCGAATAAAATCTTGCGGGTGTAAAAATACTGTGGGTAAAATTAAGCATGGTATGCATGGAACCAAGGTATACCAAACTTGGCTAGGTATGCGTAAGCGCTGTAATAATCCAAATAGTGAAGATTATCAATGGTATGGAGGAAAAGGTATTACTGTAGATCCAGCTTGGGATGACTTTCTCGTGTTTTTAGAAGACATGGGACACCCTCCAACAGATGCACACACGCTAGATAGAATAGAAACCGATGGTAACTATTGTAAGGATAACTGCCGATGGGTTACATGGTCTGATCAATTCAACAATAGAAGTACTACCGTAATTCTTGAATATAACGGTAAATCTCAGAGTATAACTCAGTGGGCTAGAGAACTTGGGGTAAACAGATTTAGCCTGAGAAATCGTATTAACTCATACGGTTGGTCAGTTGAAAAAGCACTAACTACTCCATTTAGGGATAGAGGTTGGTAAAATACTTCTTACCGTCCGCCCCCTAGCAGACCACCGAATCTGGACTCTTTGTTAATCACCTCATAGACTGCCCCACGGACTTTATCAGCCAAGGCTTTCGCAGCTTGTGGGTCTTGGCTGTTATCGCCACCGCTTGAGTTAATAGTTACAGGTACAGATACGTTAGTAGACCCTCCTACGCTAGATGTATTAACGACAGGTCGGATTGTGGGGCCACCAGGGACGATACCTCCTGATGCGAATCCCAAGATATCTGGAGTTACACCATTAGCCATAGCAATCTTCTGCTGATTCTTATTCAAAACCCATTCTCCGGGTGTCAAGGTACTTAATACAGATCGCGGGCCTTCTTTGCGCAGGGCTTTAGCGATAACATCATTCCCTGCTCGGAGCTTACTATGACTAGCGATAGGTTTGATAGAACCTCCTAGCATATATCCTGGGATCTCAGGGACTACCCCTCCATCCTTAAAGCCTAGGAACCCTAGACCAATCTGGAGCAAGCTTCCTAGGAAGTCGCCACCTCCCATGCCTCCACTCCCGAAGAATCCACCACCTGATTTACCTTTGGTTCTACTGCTCCCAAACAAACTTCCGCTACCAAGACCTCTACTAGCACCTTGTAAAGCACTCGCAATGCCCCCGCCAAAGGAGTTTGCGCCAACATTGGAACTTTGAACAATACTATTACCAATAGTTTGCGCCCCTCTAGCAAACGTAAAGTTCAGATTGTTAAGATCAGGAAATCCTCGGTTTATAGCACTTGCGGCGGTGCTTCCATTTCCACCGAGGAAAGACATATTCTCAAGCCATCCAGTTGGTCTAGTCACACCAGACATACCGCCCCAATTGTAACCACCAGTACCTAACCTGCTAGATAAGAGGGCCGAACTTTGAAGTGACTGGGCAACTTGGATACCTGCTTGAACTAGAATCATCGCCGCCTCTTGTGCGCCCATTGACAGCATCATTGCAGCTTGTTGTCCACCTAAAGATAAAGCTTCTTCTTCACTACCAGGTGGGGGGCCAAACAAGGTTTGGAATAATCCACCCTCTTTACCAGGACTTCCCGCTCCGCCGCCAAGGAAAGATGAAAATAAAGAGTTAGTGAGCCAATTTGCGGCCAATGTTGCTAAGTTAGCTAACATGCCATTGATCATATCACTGAAGGCTTCGCCAAAGGTTTTAGTGCTATTAGGATCTAAAATATCCTTAAATAAGCCCTCCATTGGCCCTTTAATCGTTTTAACCAATTCAGGAATACTACTCGCTTCAAGTCTTATTTGGTCTAATTTTATTTCATTTATTTCAACAAGTACTTCTTTGGCTTTCGCGAACGCTTCTTCTGTTAGCTTACCACTATTACGAAGTTCTTCTAAATCGATTAGTTGTTGCTGGTAGTCAAGATTTTGTAACTCCAACATCATAGGTAGACGCTCTTGTTGCGTTGCCCATGTCGGGGTGATGTCATACATAGATAAGTATGCATCTTGTACCTGTGTAAGGGCTTGGGGGCCACCTGGGTTTGTAATTATATTACGCTCTAAATCAAGTTGATCACGACGAATATTCAAGGCGCGTTGACGCTCTAAGTTCTGCCGCTTTAGGGTCGCTTCTTCTTCGGCTAGTTGTGTGAGATACGTTTTTTGTTCACTTGTTAATTGATTTTCGGGCTTATTAATTTCTACAATTCGTTGTCTAAGTTCTAATTCAATTCTTAACCCATCTAATCTATCTTGCATATCACGAGCTAAACCTTGTTCAAAACTTGCAAGAAGGTTAGGGATTAGAGCTTCAAGGTTAGCAACTTCTGCGTCCAACACTAATTTTTCGGCGTCAAGTTGAAGTTGTATTTGAGCGCGTAAATTTAATTCCGCTGTTATTTCAAGTGTGGTAGCTTCGATTTCAGCTAATTCAGCCTCAAGTTGCGCTCTAGTAGGATCGTCTAATTTAGCATCAAATTCTATTTCAATTCTACGACTTGCGAATTGATCTAATTGAGCTTGTAAGGCATCCGCTTGTTCCATCAAAAGAGCTTCAGCCGGACTACCTTGGAATCGTAATTGTTGAATTTGCGCCGATCTTAACTCTCTTGAAGATTCTGCTCTTGCAGTATAATTATATTGAGCAATTTCTTCAGAAGTTCTTCGTAAATTTTCATTTAATGTTTCTAATGAAACTGCAATTTTTTGATTAGCTAAATTTATTCTTTCTTGATATTGAGTAGCATTAGTAGGATCAATTTCCATTCGTTGCTCAAGTTCACGCACAAGTGCTTGATTTTCACGAATGATTCTTGCTTGTTCCGCCCCAGCTCGTAATTGTGCCGCTCCTTGAGGATCACCTGTTTGATCTAATCTGTTCGCTTGAGACTCAAGCAAGGCGGCTGTAGCTTCTGTAATGTCCGAAGCATTTTGAAATTGAGTATTTGCAAGTTCTCTAGTGTATTCAGCCGCGATTCGTTGCAGTGATTGAGCTTGCGCTTCAGGCAAGTCAGTCATCATCTGCTCAAGGACTTTTATTACTTCACCTGAGGTTATTGCGGTTTCTTGGAAATTACTTCTGAATCTTTGGATATCTTCGGGACTAGCCACACCAAAAGATTCCAACATAGGGACGAGATTATTTAATGCTTCTTGCCCAACTTCTTGCGATCTTAAAGCGTCCTCTCTTTGTCTCTGTAATGTAATGCGCCTGTCGTCAAAGTCGCGCCTAATTAATTCTTCTTGACGCGCTCTTTCAATCTCTGGAGTTCGTTGAAACTGAGGGATGCTTTCATATTGAATATCTCGTCTTTCTCGATCAGCTTGCAATCTTTGATCTTCTAAGTTTCTTCGTTCTGTTATAACTTGAGTATCAGACCTGTCTAAGAGCGCTTGAATGGCATTTTGCGTGTTTTGATCTGCCATCCGTTGCATCTCATTCAGTAAATTCATTTGCCGATTATGATTATTAATCAACTCTTGTCTATACTGATTTGTTTGTTGTCCTAATATCTGAGATTGGCCTGCCTGTTGAGATATATCAACTTGAGGCATAGATGGGAGTGCTTGTCGTGTCGCAACCTCAGTTGAAATATGTCTTTGACTTCCTTCTCTAGCACTCATCGCAGATGTAGTTGTAGGCCGAGAACGATTAATATATCCTGTTACATTATTAATTGCTTGGGTAGCATAACGGTCATTAGGACGTTCTTGTAGGGCGCGTCTAAAATTAATAAGAGCGGATTGATAGTCACGACGTTGAGTTAGAGCATATCCTTCTTCCATGAATAGCCCATATTGACTTTGGCTACCTTCCCTTGCACTCATCGCAGAAGATGTGATAGAAGAACTAGGTCGATTAAATAAATCCGCTTCCGCTTGTCTTCTAGTAACTAATCCTTGAAGAACTCCATTATTCCCCCTATTCCACATCTTAAAAGCATCTGCGGCACCTGAATAATCACCTTGATTTAATCTCCGTCTTACGGTACTACCTTCAAATGCTCCACTACCAATATTGTAGATTAATGATGCTAACGCATCAAATTGATTTTGATTTAACGGTACTTCAACAAGCCTAGCTATAGTTTGCTCCACTCCTGAAAGATAATTCATCATTTCAGTTGTAGCGGCATCTCTAGTTATATTTCCTCCTCTTCCTGGTGCCCTAGTACCAAACCCCCAAGACCATTGTTGTTCATCCCAATAAGGAGTTGAATGAAATCCTTCAAATTGTTCTAAAAAGGATGGTAAATTACGACTAACTCTTGATGCTCTCCCTGATGGTGTGCCACCATTATTACCCAAGTTTGGTACTTGCGCTCGACCGCCCGTGCCTACACCAGCAGATAGCGTACTTGGATCTAAGTGAAGTAACGATACTTCTAGTCCATCTTCAAATACAACATCCGTAACATAACCGCCACCACCCGTCTCATCAGGCTCTCTAATATTAACAGAACGGATTGGTACGGTAGTTGTTATTCTACCACCGACTCCAATACCAAAATCCACCCCTTTATGCATTGTACTGGCTCCAGGGACAGGCGCTCTCCTAGGCCCATATTCACTCGTGATTTGGTAAGATGTTAAAGGTCTTCCATTTACCTGAAATCTATTTAATTCTTCATCTGTTAAACGTCTATCTCCTTCGCGCTTTCTTATATCTAAATGTGCCCCACTACCGATCCCCGTATTCCCAGTAATACCTACTAGCGTACCAGAACCCATTGTTGCGCCGTTACCGCTCCCATCAACTTGAGGAATACTTAATTGGAACATTTCAGCTTGTCGTAGTGCTTGAAATAGCTGATTTGTTAAGTCCATTTTTTGTCTGATGAAGTCAGCCGTTTGTCTTAGCTGTTCCCCAAGAATATTAATAAATTCTTCTAGTAGGTTCATCATCCCACTGAAATGATCACCTCTAAGTTGGCTCATCCATCGTTTAACTTTATTCCCCGCTTGGTTAATAATTCGATCATTTTGAACTTCTTTGAATCGTAGGGCTATATCTTCAGATTGATTAGCGAGTTCAATAAACATATCTTCGAGTTCACGACTTAAGCGATTAATTTCGCCTCTAAGTTGTGCTGCTGCTTGCTCTAAATTAGCTTTTAACTGCGCTACTTCACCTTCAATCTGTTCAGTATCAATTAAGTAATCTAGAGCTAAGGTTAATCTAACATCCCCTTGCTCTTCTAGCTGCTCTCTTAAAATAGATAACCCTTCTGGGCCTAATTTTTCAAAATCAGGAATACTTTGCTCTAGAGAGCGTAGTGCATTTATTATCTCAGGGTTAGTTAGATTTTCTCTCAATAAGTTTAATGCCGCGTTATTTGCTTCTACTTGTTGTAATATAGATTGTTGTTCAATTACTGAAGAACCCCCTGTTATGAATCCTGTATTGAGTCCTGTATCTAATTTAGATAATTCGGCTCTACGAATATTCGCCGTTTTTTCAGCAGCAAACGCGGCATCTTCTGTAGCAGCTTTAACCATTCTAGCTGCCATCGCCATTTGTTCAAATCTTTCAATACCAGTTCCTAAAGCTTCATTAAGCTGTCTTTGTAAAGCCTCTGTATTGGATATAGCATTATCTAAATCAGTTGTTCTAGTAACGTAGGTGTCATAATCCATTTCCCCTCTTTCATATTTGCCTTCAACGTCGTCTAAATCTTGTTTATAACGATTTAGTTCATCGCTTATTAGACGCTGAGCTTTGACGAGATCGGATGCCGCGTTTTCTCGCTCTTTATATAAATCTTGTTCTTCTTTCGCAAGCGCTTTTAATAACTCAATGTTACCGGGGTCTACAATTCTAGTTAATTGCTGTCGTTGGCGGTTTTTTGTTATTGCGTTCTCTATTCTCTTAAATTCAGATATGGCTTGATTGTCATCTAATACAACATTAGTTAAAATCTCTAATTCCCCTACATTTTCTAATTGTTGTAAACCTGCTTTAAGTTCATCTTCAATCTGCTTATTCTGAAAGAAGCGAATAATATTATTTAACAAATAATTATCTGTTGTTGGGATACCACGTTTTTCAAACCATTTTGACATATCCTCGGCCTTCCGATTCAAAAAACCGAGCGGCCCCTCTTGAAATACATTACCCGCTGCCCCTCTTAATTGTACATCTTCTAGACGATGAGCGGCGTCTGTAGCATCTTTACCCAGTCCTTGTAATTCCTCTCTCATTTTAGCTATTTGTTTCGCCCCCGCATCTACTCTCTTACCAGATGCGCCAGACATATCACTAAAAGTTTGTAAGCCTACTTGAGCTGCACTAATAGCAATATGAAATACTACAAATCTAGCAGCTAGAGTTGCTATTGCAGCTATTAATTTAAGAATATTTGCTTTAAGTAACTCTAACCCACTATTTAGAATTTTTAGAGCGGCACCTATTAAATTTAATCCTTGTACTCCAAATATTTTAACTAATGTGGCTAATAAATTCTTCAGTGCTGTAATTCGTCTGAATAATTCTACAAGAATAACCGCTGCTACAGCACCCGTATATTCAAATCCTTTATTAAGAAAATTAATAGCGCGAGTCATTCCTTTGACACCATTAATATAAATCGGCATTGCTATCTTACCAAAATTGATTAATAGCAATTCAGTAGCGTTATTTAGTCTATTAACGGCGGCGATATTGGAATTAATAGCATCTTCTACACCAGGTTCAAATTCTAGTGATATTTGTTGGAAAAATTTAGGTAAAAATTCTTCAGACATTAATTTACCACTGGATACTAATCGATCCATCTCAGCGGCAGTTAATCCCATAGAACGGGCTGCGATCTGAAACGCACCTGGTAGGTGATCGCCCAACTGTCGTCTTAATTCTTCCATCGATACGACACCTTTTGATGCCATTTGCTCGATAGCCATGTTCATCATGTCAGATGTTTCAGCGTTAGTGCTTAGTACCGATTGTATGGTCAATAAGCCTTTGACAATAGTATCAGTACTAGACTCTAACGGTGTGTCTTTAACCGCAGCAGCATAATTTGTGTAACTATCAATAGCCTCAGTCGCAGCAACACCTAACCGATTAGCTTCAGCTCTATATTCTTTTATTTTATCAATTGCTGCTTCGGTGGAGCCTGCAACTAATTGCATACGAATTTCAATACGCTCAAAAGCCAGTGCCGCTTCAATACCTTGTTGAGCTAAGTCTTGTATAATAGGGATTAGATTACTAATAGCAAAGAACGCTAAAAATGACGAGGCTACTTCTTCTAAAATATCATTAAAAGAACTGATGCTGTTCTGAGCTTCATCAATACCTGCACTCGGAAATTCAGGTATTCTTTCTGACGGAAAAGTCGGGATTTCTTCATCTGGGCCAACTTCGCCCGCTTCTAGTCGTCTATTATAATAATCTAATTGTTTTAGATATTCAATATAGTCAATTAAATTTTGAGATTTTTCAAACTGTTCATCAATAAGTTTTTCAGCAGAACCAAATTTGCTAAAGGCATTTTGAAAATCCTCAGCTTTTTCGTTAGCTTTATTAATATTAGTAATAAGATTCTCTAATTCTTCATTTATTCTTCTAATCTCAGACGCTTCTTCAGCAGTCATATCATAAGTTATTTCTATGGGAGTTAATTCTTGATTTTCAATTAATCCATAAATCATGTCACTGTCAATTTGCTGAGCTAATTTCGCCATTCGTTGATCAAGGCTACTAGCTACTTCATCTTGTGTAGTACTTAATATGTCACTAAACGAGGAATCAATATCATCCGGGATAGATTCATGCCCTAGAAATTCCCCAGCTTTTCGCACTAAATCTCTACCTTGGCGCATACCAAGGGCTAATGCTTGCGCAATTGCATTACCAATAGCGACGAATATTCTAGGGGGAGAACGCATATCAATAGAATCTTTTAGACCGTCGATAGAATCCTTACCTAAATTCCCCGCAGCCCTTGTAGCGTCATCAATACTCTCCATTCCCTGCGCTAAAGCTTTATTAATTTCTTGGCCGATTTGTTCAACTTCTTCTACATTCGTTTCAAGAGATGTTGGGTCTATTGCTACAGCTTCTACATCTATAGTCTTTTCTCTGCTTTCTAATAAAGATTTAGAAACTCTTTTTTGTTTTTGACTTAATTGCCCTTTAATCCCATATAAAGTCCCTCCAAGAGGTTGAGCAAAATTAACATCAACTCCTGATTTTCTAAGTTCTTCAATGATACTTTGAATATCATTTTTCC